TGGGTTAGCAGTGGTCCACTGACTTGCAGTACCTCTGCGTAGCTTAATAACGGTTTGTGCTGGCATAGCTTTTATTCTACCTTACTTATTCAGCAATCTGGTATGTACCTGCTATGTGAAAATTATCGGCAGTAGAAAGGTTGACAGGCACGCTGCTAGTGAAATGGACTTGCCTGCCGTTAGAGGCGGTAGACAGCAAAGTGATTCGATTAGTTCCGCCCAGCATGTGAGCTAGAATCGCATACTCGTCGCCTGTAGAAAAATCGTGCAAGCATCCATCGCTGAACAGGTAGTTTCGAGCAGCCACAAAAGGCAGATCCATGTAGTACTGGCCAGAGCCAAAGCTGGTGATGTTATCCATGTCTACGTCGATCGCGAAGTGGACTAGATTGCCCACCCTGGTGTAACTGCCGCTAAACAGCGGAGTCCCGCTGAAGGTTGGCTGAGTTTCGGCAGCACCGCCAAATGGAACAAAATCGACTGACGATCCCTTCAGATTCCCCAACTCGATAAAGTGGGAGTCAGTGCCGTCATGTCTGTGCGAACCTGGGCTTGCCTGGAAAGCAGCAGGGCCTAGTGTATGATGTATAGCAGTAATGCCACTATCTACATCGGTTATGGCTGGCTCAGAGACTTGAGACAGGTCACGCTTCATCGGCTGTATAGGCATACAATAACCTTACCAGAAGGAGACATATGAGTAAGGCTAAGGCCATAGGTACTCGCGCAGAAACTGCCGTAAGAAACTATTTACTATCAGTTGGTTATACAGAGCTTGAGGCACACAGGAACGTACTCACTGGATCTGACGACCAGGGAGACGTATGGCTACGTGATGAGAACCACGGACTTATCGTCTTTGAACTCAAAGGCGGCGACATGGCCAAGAAGGCCAGCTACGAGCAGTGCCTCAAGTGGTACGCCGAAGCGGAAAAGGAAAAGAAAAATGCTGGAGCTAATTTTGGCTTTCTTGTCACTCAGCGGAGCGGTGTTGGCTACCCACGTGCTGGTGAGTGGTGGGCGTACGCCAACCTGGGCGACCTATCCAATCTTCGCTTTGGTGTTAGTAGCCCTGACAGCACTATTGTCCGCCTTCCTCTTAGGGATTTGGTAAAGCTCATCCATGGCTAGACCCGCAAAGAAAGCCTCAGCTATTGAGTCGCTGTACAAAGCGTCTGAGCAGCTTCGCCTTACCTCCATTCAGCCCAACCTGAACAGGTATCGCCCTCACGCTAAGCAAGAGGAGTTCGCGAGAGACCAACACAAGCACCGTCTATACATTGGAGGTAACCGTTCCGGTAAGACCGTGGCAGGCGTTATCGAGGACATCCGTTATCTGAAGGGCGAACACCCACACAGAGACACCCCAGATGCCCCAGTCAGAGGACGTGTGGTTGGCGTTGACTTTGCCTCTGGTATCGACAAGATTTTGCTTCCACAGTTCCAACAGTGGGTTCCGAAAAGCCTGCTAATCAACGGATCCTGGGACGATAGCTATAGCAAAGAACGCAGGGTTCTCACGCTTGAGAACGGCTCCTTCGTCGAGTTTATGTCCTACGACCAGGACCTGCAGAAGTTCGCTGGAACCTCACGACACTTTGTCCACTTCGACGAGGAGCCGCCAGAGCTAGTGTACGACGAATGTCGAGCACGTCTAGTTGACACGAACGGTGACTGGTGGATGACCCTTACCCCAGTTGAGGGTATGGAGTACATCTACGAGCAGGTTTACTTGCCAGGCAAGGAGGGCCACCCATCGTTCGGCGTTATCGAGGTCGAGATGACCGACAACCCGTACCTGGACAAGGGCGCGATCGAGGAGTACCTAAGCTCGCTGACTCCGGAGCAGAGAGCTATTCGTGAGAAGGGTCAGTTCATTCAGGTTGGTGGCGCAGTCTTCAAGGACTTCAACCAGCTAAGCCACACCATCCCGCCAGAGAACTTCAGGCTAACTGGGCGGCACAGGGTTTATGTCAGCATCGACTATGGCTGGCGCGACCCAACAGCTATCCTCTGGCACGCAGTTGCGCCAGATGGCCAGATTGTCACGTTCGCTGAGCACTACCAGTCGCACATGACTATCGCTGAGCATGCCGAAGTATTCCACAAGATGAATCGAGACCTTGGCGTTGAGCCGTACCTGGTGGTCGGTGACCCTGCTTTGGCGCAGACAAACGGTGTCAAGGGAACCAGCTACCAGCAGGAGTTTAACCTGCATGGCATGAATGTTGTAATCGACATCATCCCAAAGCAAATCGGTGTCGGTCTGAACAAGATGCAGCAGTACATGAAGGTGAACCCGAACACTCAAAGACCGTTCTGGCAGATCACCGATGACTGCCCTAACTTGATTTCAGAGCTATCAAAGCTGAAATACAAACGTCGTGCAAACCGTCAGCAAGAGCTGACCTTGAATAAGCTTGAAGGAATCCAGGAGAAAAATAATCACGCTTTTGATTCTTCAAGATACTTCTTTACACTCATGGATGACCTAACCCCTGATACAATAAAAGGATTAAAGGAACGTTTTATGGACTTTGATGATACGCCTGTCATTGCTCAATTTGATAACAGGAGAGATCCTGGACTTTCAGGGTGGAAGTTTAGGTCAACGGCAGAAGATGCCGTAGGATGGGAATAATGGCTAGAGAGTTTAAACTACACGAGCGGGCTCCACACATCCCGAATCGTTGTGTTGTCACGGGCGTGACTGGGAAACCAGACAACCTACTGATTGACTTGGATACTCAGATTGACTACTACGGAATGGTCTATCTGAGCTATAACGTATTTGTCGCAATCGCTGACCAGCTCGGCTTCGCGACTCCAGAAGTAGCAAATGCGCTACGCACTGAGAACACCACACTAAAAGAGAGACTAGACCGCATCCCTGCGGTGACCGAAAGGCTTGTAAATGACATTAGAGACATTTCAATCGCTGCTACTGCTGAGCTTCTTACTGATCCTGCCCCTATCGTTCTGGCTAATGACGAGAAGCCTGAACAAAGCAACACAGGGGCTAATCTCGACTACTTTGGAGACGGCAACGCTTCTGAGCCAGACAGTGAACCTTCTGGCAGTGAAGGACCCGCTAGCGTTCCAACAAGTGATGGCAGCAAGCGGAAATCAACTAGCAGCACCCGACCAAGCAGTACTAATAACTGAGAACTATCTAGAGGTAGATGATGACGAATACGATTTCGATGCCATCCGAAAGGAATATGGAGTCCAGTGACTCCGTAGACTTTATCGTCGAGGATGTAGCGAATGGCCTACTGTCCGATGAGGAGTTGAAAAAGCTCCAGAAGTCTGACAAGGGTAAGAAGCTAGTCAACTACCTAAAGAGCGAGTACCAAAAGTCTAAGGACGCAAAACAGTGGCGTGTACGGCAGTGGTACATGAACATGTCCTTTGAGCGTGGTAAGCAGTACGTAGCGTGGGACTCAACCAAGAGCGGCCTGTCACAGCTCCCACGTGGCGACAAGAACTTGCCACGCATCACCATCAACAAGGTTCGTCCCATCGTCCGTACTGAGATTGCGAAGCTGACCTCCCAGAAGCCTTCCGCAGTAGCTCTACCTGCATCCAACGACATCGAAGATGTATTTGCAGCTAATGCCGCAACTCAGATCTGGGACAGCATGTATGACCGCCTACACGTCGCTCACGAAATGCGACTTGTAGCACGAGACATCTCCGTTCTTGGACTGGGATACATGAAGGTCTACTGGGACTCCGAGAAGTATGATGACTGGAGCGAGCAGGATGGCGACATCTGCATCGACCACGTCTCTCCATTCAACGTGTTTGTTCCGGACCTGTCCATCGTGGATCACCGCAAGCAGCCATATGTGCTGCACGTATACACAAAGCCTATTGAGTGGCTAAAGATGACCTACGACGATCTCATCCCTAAGGACAAGCAGCCTACCGTTGTAGCCGCTACTGAGATTGCCGACATTTCCTCGGCTTTGGATATCCGAGAGAACAACAGCAAGCCTGACGCAAGCCTAGTTATCGAAGCATGGATTAAGCCAGGCACTACGAAGCTTCTCCCAAAGGGCGGCTACATTACTATCGTTGACGACATCATTGTCGAAGCATCGCTAGATGGCTTCCCAATGGGTTACAAGGATTTCCCGATCATCAAGTTCGACCACATCCCTAGCGGTCAGTACTACCCAGCTTGCGTGATTGACGACATCATCCCGCTACAGCGTGAGATTAACCGCACCCGTTCACAGCGCATCCAGGCTAAGAACATGATGGCCAAGCCACAGGTTTACTACCGCGAGGGCTCCCTGACTGTGTCGAAGATCTCGACTGCTCCAGGTCAGTACATCGGCGTACGCCCAGGATTCGAGTACCCAGCTTCTGCTCCAATGCCTCAGCTTCCTCCTTACGTAGCTGAGGAGCTTCAGGCACTGGACAACGACCTCGAGAACATCTCTGGTCAGCACGAAGTATCCCGCGGCTCTACCCCTCCAGGTGTAGAAGCTGCTACCGCTATTGCTTACCTGCAAGAGCGTGACGACAGCTACCTAGCCCCGACCTTCGCCTCGATTGAAGAGGGTCTTTCGCAGGTTGCGCGTGCCGCTCTAACCTTGGCAGCTGAGTACTGGACTGGTGAGCGTACCGTCAAGGTGACTGGTGACAACAACGGCTTCTCTGCTGAGATGTTCCGTGGCGCTGACATTGCTCGCGGCACTGACATCAGAATCGAAGCTGGTTCGGCTCTACCTACCTCTAAGGCTGCTAAGCAGGCACTGGTTATGGACATGATGCGACTAGGCATGATTCCACCAGAGGAGGGCTTGGAGCTGCTAGACATCGCAACCCTCAGCCGTTACACCGACAACCGCGGTACTCGACCTGACGAGCTACGTGCACAGCGTGAGAACGTTATGTTCAAGTCACTAGGCGAGATGGACGTAATGCGTCACTACCAGATGTGGCAGCAGGGAGTCGAGCAGGGCAACCCAGCGATGATTAACCAAGACAGCGGTCAGCCACTAATGCCACCAGCTGTTATCCCTGTAAACAAGTGGGACAACCACGCTGTTCACATTGAAGAACACGACAACTTCCGTAAGAGTCCAGCATTTGACTTGCTAACAAACAGCCAGAAGGCTGAGTTGAACAAGCACATCGACATGCACGAAATGGCTCTTGCGGCATTGCAGGCTGCACAGATCCAGCAGATGCAACTCGGAGCACAGCCTCCAATGCAAGGACAACCACAACAGTAAGGGAGCATTATGTCCGACGAATACGAATACGAAGACGACCAGGTCGAAACTGAATACGAAGAGGCAGAACAAGCCGAAGAAGAGTTCGACCAGGAAGAGCCTGAAGCCAAGGGCAACCCAGCTTGGGATGAGCTATACAGCGTATTGCCTAAGTCCCTACACGGCATGGTGGAACCTGTCATCTCCAAGTGGCAGTCCGGTGTTGACTCTGAGTTCGAGAAGTTCAGCCCGTACCGCAAGTTCGCTGAGTCTGGCGTAAACCCAGAGGTCATCGAGGCATCCATGGAGCTCGCACGCCAGGTGGCTGCTAATCCAAAGGCTGTCTACGACGAGCTAGCTGAGCGCTACGGTTGGGCACAGGCTAACGCAATGATTCAGCAGGCTGCGGACAACCTCGAGGAGTCAGAGGACTACGAGGAAGACCCATTTGGTGACGACCCAACTTCTGCCGAGCTAAAGGCAATGAAGGCTGAGCTTGACGCCTTGAAGGGGACCTTGCTTTCGCGAGAAGAAGAAGAAGAGCAGGCCAGCATGGGCTACGAGATCGAAGACTCGATCTCCGCACTAGCTGAGACCTATGGAGACTTTGACGAGGAAGCAGTTGTCCGTAGGGCAATGATCCTTGCCGATGACTACCCTAACGCTTCACTTGAGCAGCTAATCTACGCGGGCTTTGAGCAGTACAACGAAGAGCTCGATCGCATGCGTGGACAGGTCAAGAGAGCCCCTAGGATTGCTGGCGGTAACGCAAACAAGGTTCCAGCTGCTCCCGCTCGCGTGCTAAACACTCGCGAAGACCGTATCGCTGCCATTGAAGAAATCGTTAAGAGAACTCTTAATACGTAAAACTTTTATGGTAAAGTGTTGAGTAGTAGTGAGTACGGCCTGCTTGGGCTAGGGCGAACGAAGTAAGACCTTTTTAACCAATCACACTAGGAGTGTAAAATGGCTGATGGCCAGAACCTCGCTATTGCTAACGTCATCCTTAAGGATGTCTACGGCGACATTAACGAGCAGATTAACAATGCAACTCCAGCGCTAGATGGTATCAAGTCGACCGCACGCAACATTACTCAGGTTGGTGGTCTCGGTGTTAAGTTCGTAGCACACGTAGGCCGCAACACTGGTATTGGTGCACGTGGAGAGGACGAGGACCTTCCAGAGGCTGGCAACCAGCAGTACGTCGACGGCCAGACTGGTCTAAAGTCGTTCTACGGTTCCGTACGTCTAACCGGACAGGTTATGGCGCAGGCATCTCAGAACTACCAGACCTTCGCTGACGTAACCGCAGAAGAGATCGAGCGCATCCGCGACGACATCGCTAAGGACCAGAACCGCCAGGTATTCGGTGACGGCACTGGAACCCTAGCTAAGGTCGCAACCGCTAAGAGCTCGGCTTCGCCAACTCTAGTTCTAGACGACGTTAAGTACCTACACGTAGGTATGCGCGTTGACGTTCTAAACGCTGACAAGCTAGGTGATGCAGTACCTACCCCAGCTCACACTGGTGGATACATGACCATCGTTGGCATCAACAAGGGAACCAAGACCGTAACCTTCGACCGCAACCTAGCGTCGACCGTTGCTGTTGGTTCTGCTGTTGTTCGCTCGAACTCAACCTCTTCCTCTCAGGTAAACAACTGGAAGAAGGAGTGGACTGGTTTCGGCGCAATCATCAGCGCTACTGGCACTCTGCACGGCATCAACCCTGCTGACACCCCAGCATGGGCTGCCCACACCACTGACATCTCCGTATCGGGAACTCCTCAGCAGATCACTGAAGAGGACATGATTGGTATGGTTACTGACATTGCTGAGGATGGCGACAAGCCAGACGTTATCTGGACCGACCACGGTTCATGGAACGGTTACTGGAAGGCTCTCGAAGAGAAGCGTCGCTACGTCAACAAGGTTGACCTACAGGGTGGTAACCGTGGACTTGGTTTCGCAACCGAGTTCGGTGACCTACCATTCAAGGCCGACTTCGACGCTCCTAAGGGCAAGATGTGGTTCGTGAACTCCAAGAAGATCAACCTAAACACCAACCGTGGTTGGGAATGGATCGACGAGGATGGCTCGAAGTGGAAGCAGGTTCCACGCCGTGACGCGTTCATCGCTTACCTACGTAGCTACTCTGAGATCAGCACCTACCGTCGTAACACCCACGGTGTTATCTCCGGTATCGCTTCAGGTATCTAAGACAAACCGCTATGAGGGGCGTAGGATTATTCCTGCGCCCCTCTAGTCATAAGGAGAGAAAATGGCAATCGAATACTTCAAACAAAAAGGCATGCTTCCAGACCTCAGTGAGCTGGACAGACTCAGAGACGTACCTGTAAATGCCTATCGTCTAGCAAGAGCTCTAGCGGATTACGATCCGAACATTTACATCATCAAGCTGACAGAAGGTCACCCTCAGTTCGACCGACAGCGCCCATATAGCGTTGTAGTTCACGGGGCAAAGGATAAGTACGTTCTAAAGAACTACGCAGAATGGCAGCTAGACGAGCGAATTATGGCCGACATCATCCAGGCTGACGTTACAAATGCTGGCATGTCTATTGACGACGTGCAAGCCATCAACGCTGCTCACGCGATGATGAAGGCTAGGGAAAGACAAGAAATGGACGCTGAACGTAGGGAGTTAGCGAAAGATGTTGCTAAACTAGGATTGACCAAGAATTACGCCCGCCATAACGGAAAGCTGCTGTTCGACCCAAATGCCTAGAGATTTCTACACCAGGACCGCTGACGAGGTTGCTACCGAGGTTAAGCGTATCTTTGGTGATGAAGCCCTAGTCGAACTTAAGTCCTCAGACCTGCTCCGCTGGATCAACGCTGCGCAGCGTGAGATTGCGTCTAGCCACAAAGCCCTAAAGGGTAAGGCTAGCCACGACCTGGTAGCAGGGCAGACCGTTTACCCCATTCCTTCTGACAGCCCAGTGTCACAGATCCAGGGCGTACACGTCGAGGGTAAGCCACTTCGAGCCATTAGTTTTCAGTCCGCGCAAGAAGGTATCCTCCAGGATGACCCAGAGCTAGATGCTCAGGGGGAGCCCAAGGTTTGGTACGAGTGGGACGGCGACCTTTACATCTACCCTGCTCCGGAGAAGTCTCTTACGGACGGCATGGACCTTTTCTACATCGCCTACCCACAGAACCTAACTTCGCTAATTCAGAACCTTCAGGTTCCAGACAGGTTCTACAACCAGATCGTTGACTACGCACTGGCGCAGGCTTACCGCCTAGACGAGAACTGGCAGGCTACTGCTTACCAGGATGCTCGATTCAGAGACTCAATGAACCGCCACCTGGCACAAGAAGATATCGTCGACGTCCAGTTCTACCCAACCAAGGTCGTTCTACCAGAGGATGAATAATGTCTAGAGAAGGCCTAGTAATAAACGACTTCTCTGGTGGTCTCAACAACGTAATCGACCCTTCGCTTATTGCGGAGAACGAAGTATCCGAGATCAAGAACCTGGTCATCTCCCGTACCGGAAAGCTTGTCAGCCGCCACCCTATTATCAAGGTTGGCACGTATCCAACTGGCACTAGCACTGCTCAGGCGCTAGGTTACTACCGTAATGAAGATGCCGTTGTGTTTCTTGTCATTGCAACTAACGCTAAAACTTGGCTCTATAACCTTATTGCAAATACCTGGACAGAAGTCTGGCAGCACCCTGCTGAGGACATGGCCACCTATGCCAATAGACTTTATCTAATTAACTCTACAAATAGTGGCGGATACTGGTCAAAGATTTCAGGCACTTACACCTGGACTGCTCTAAATAGCGGCGCAAACGCTATGCCTAATGGAAATCAAATTCATTTCAGCAAGGGCCGTCTGTATGTATCTAGTCGCGCAACAGGTAACACCTCCACCTTGCGCTACAGCAATCTTGCGAGCACAGCCTTGGGTACTTCAATTAACGAGTTCCCTGTTGCTAACGTTATCGACGTCAACGAGGGTGACGGTGACCAACTAATTAAGATCATCGAGGGTAATAGCGAGCTATTCCTGTTTCGTTCGAATTCAACATATCGCCTAGCGTTCAGCGCATCGGCCGATCCGTCGCTGGGAACCTTGACCGTTCTATCTAACACTATTGGCGCAGACAGCGCACGTAGCGTTGTCGAGGGCGAGAACTACCTTGCAGTCCTACACGCAGGCACTCTATACCAACTTGCGGGATACAACTTCTACCCATTCAACCCGGCTAACAAGGTAGAGTTCCAGGTCAAGCCTGGCTACACCGGAATCAAGCAGGGCGTATCTAAGATAGGCCAGTACTTGCTAGTCTGGCATCACGGCTACATGTATTGCTACGACACCGAGACAGATCTGTGGGTTGAGTGGGAGTCTGTAACCGAAGCCGCGCACTTCATCGAGGCTCCTCGCGGAACATTCCTTGACTCTGCTGCAGTCCCTACTGCCTATGGAGTCCCTGGCAAAAACCACACAACCCAGGGATTGCTGAAACTGGCGCTTGAGTTCACCCCTACATCTGTAGAGCCAATCAAGTGCTCTATCACTACCAGGACCTATGACATTGGTCAGCCTTCGCTATTCAAGAGGATGTTCGGCTGGGAACTTCTAGTCGTCGCCGTTAACTGGGTCGAGGCGTCTATTAGCCCAATCGACGTCATCAACAAGCCTCAGATGACTTGGAATGATCTAGACGACTACACCTGGCAAGAAGCTCAGGAAAACGAGATTCCTTGGCTGCCATTTGGCTCTACCGTACCAGCCATCGTAGGAGGCTTGCCAACCTCAAACCCTAATCCTCAAGTCGTAAAGGTTAGCGGTAAGCAAACGTTCAAGCGTGCATATTTCACCATCAAGTTTGACAATAACGGCACTACGGCAACTGCCCCTAGCCGTCTTGATGGAATCGTACTTTACCTAGTGAATGGTCGCAGAATAGCAATGTCGAGGACAGCATAATGAACAATGTTGGTGGAGCAGGATTTAACAAATACGCTGCTGGTGCAAAGCGTTACGGTATAGGCATAGTGGGACCCAATACCGGAATGAAGCTAGACAGAGCGGGTTACGAAGAAAGAGCTACGCAACAACGTGCAAAGAACGCTGCTCTGCTAAAATGGGTACAGGGCAGAAACGGCGCTCGCCGCTTTGCTAAACCTCAGAGTCAGATAGGCAAGAAGTAATGGCTGCAGCAAACTCAGCAACCTCAGCGACTTCCGCTACCTCAGCTGGTGGTACTTCTACGAGCACTGCCCCAGCGGCTCCAATGACACTTGACCAGATCAACAAAAGAATTGCTGCTGCCGAGAAGTACAGGCAGAGGATGCAGAACCAGGGAAGAACCGCTCAGGCTGCTGGGGCTGGCGTGAAGCTTGATGACTTCTACCGTCAGCGTGCTGCGCTAACAAAGCCACCTAGCATAAGCGACAACTACAACCTTCAGGAGACGCTTGCCGAGCAGTCGGCACAGGAGACCTACGACGCTGGCAATGCTTTGAGGAACTTTCAGAGAGAGCAAGCCCAGAGACAGCTCAAAGATGCACTGGGAGAGATTGACCGATCGGCCATCGCCAACTACAAGGGTATCGCTAACGACTATGCAGCTCGTGGCATGGCTCGCAGTGGTGGCTTTATGGGTGCGGAGTCAGAAGCTATGGCTAGCAGGACCCGTGCAGACGAGCAGGCAAGACAGGCCGTAACTGACTTCTTGGAGCAGCTACGTCTACAAGGTAATGCGGACTTAGCGGCGTTAAACACCACTAAACAGCAGATTATGGCAGACTACCTAGCCCGTAGATTCGCCCCAGCGCAGGGAGGCTAATCATGGATGTTACTGATATCGGAGGCGTCTCCAGAGGGCTACCTAATCCTGCCCCTAGACCAGTAGGGCTTTTCGGGCCGCAATCGGGCTATCGTCAGCAAGGTCGCTCACCTCTTGTCCTACCTCCAAGTAGTCCTTCATCAGGAGCTATTGGCATGGGCGGCACTAGCGCAACTGTCACCCCTGCTGTTGGCGGAGCCCTGAACACCGTAGTCAACGATTTTATTAACACCACTCAGCCTAAGCGCTTGCCAACTGTGGGTTCTCTAAAGCTTCAGCGGCGGATGTCGGAAAACGCACAAAGCGCGCTGGAGACTCTGCTAGGTCAGATGTACGAGACATCCGGTGGAGCTAACCAAGCAGTCATTCAGCAGCTTCAGGCTCAGCGTAGAGCTGTCCAGCAGAACTACAGGACCAACCGCGCAGATGCTCAGAACCTATATGGCGTTTTGTCGCAAGACATTGAGCGAATGGGCGAGGCTGAGCAGTCTGGATACACTACTTCAATCGACGAAAGCCAGGAACAAGCTAGCGCTAGGCAAGACGCATTGGTCGCAGAGCAGGCTCGTCAGCAAGCGAACAGGCAAAGAGTAGCCGCAGAGCTAGGTTTGCCCGTAGAATCCATCCAGACTGACTACTCCTCTGACCAGGCTTTGAACGAGGCTATGGGAGATGTCGCTTCTAGTGCCACAAGTTGGGAAAATCTGCTCAGCAGCCAACAGGGGTCTGCTATGGAGCGTACAAACAGACTTCTAGCGGGAACTAAGAACACTAGAAACCAGACTCTTCTTGGAATGAAGGCTCTTCTAGACGCACAACAGGCTCAAATCGACGCTCAAATTGCCGGAGAGCGAAGCAAAACTCCTACCCAGAAGCTAACTCCGCTTGGCAGAGTGCTTTCTGGCGCAATGAATGAGCAGACTCTCAAGATGGCACAGTCTCAATTCCCAGAATTGTTTGGATCTGAAGAAGTTACGCTAACTGGAGCAGAACAAGCGGCTCAAGACGCCATGACTCAGCTCGGAATTAACGCTCAGCAGTACTCAACCTTGAAGACAAGCGCAATACAAAAGGTTCAAAAGGGCAATAGTGCTGATCTTACTGAGCAAGAGATCATTGTTCTTCAATCTACTGGAATTCCTCAATGGATGTTGGGCGGCTAACTTCCTCAAAAAGAGGTAAAATAATCTAGTGGCCCAAGACATTAGCAAACTGATCTCATACCTGCAGTCGAATCCTGTAAGAGTGACTCCTGCGACCCCTCGAACTGGATCTACCAACCGACTTGGTATCACTTACGGTGGCACAGCCCCCACTGAGCAATCAGATTTGTTCCAAGACGCGGTTCAGGGCTCCATGAACATCTTCGGTGGTTTCTTACGTGGAATCACCTCTCTAGGTCGAGGCGTGACCAACCTGGCTGCCGGAACACTCCCCTACGCAAATGCCATTTATGACATGAGCGAAGACGGCATTAGTGCTGATGAGCTTCCTAAAATTGGTGGCGCTCTAGCTAATGCCACATGGGGAGGTCTAACTGGACTCGCAAAGGGTGTCGCTTACTCTTTCATGGACCCCACCTCAAGAAGCCGCAGGGACCTGAATAAACTATTTGGTGGCCCAGATGTAGTAGAGGGCGCATACGAACTATTTCAAAGCGAAGACTTCGCGGAGGCTGCAAAGAACATCCCAGCACTGGGAGAACTTAGCAGCCAAGAAGCACTTTTCACAACTCCAGCTCCAGCGTTTAGCATCCCGTGGCTAGGGATCGAAAAAGGTGTCGGCATGCCAGTTACAAAGACTGGCCTGTACTCGTTCGGCTGGGACGTGCTGACGGACCCAGTAAGCTACGTGACGCTAGGTCTCGGCGGTGCTGTAAAGGGAACTTTTCAGGGAGTCGGAAAAGCGGCTGCCGGAGCTCGGCAGAGAGCTCTCCCTGAAGCGCTAAGGGACCCTGCTGCGATTGCAGGCACTGCCCCCCAGCCTCTCTATCCGACAATTCCTAAAGTAAATGGCGACCCCGCCTACACTGGCTACGACACTAACCCATTTGTATTCATTGCTAAAGAAGCTGGCCGAGGCTTTATCGAGTCACACAAGAACGCGATTAACGTTTCTAGGCTCCGCCGCCAGCAACGAATGGCCAAGAAGAGTGGCGAGAACCTACTTACAGACGCTATCGCAAGAACCGCTGCCAAGGGAGAAGACCCTGGTGACGTAGAAGCTCTATACCGCTCGATCGACGAGATCAGCGAACAGGTGAGGGTGAACAACCAGGGCAAGACGGCTGCCGTTAAAGCGCAGAAAGACGTAAAGCCCGAGGACACCAGCGCTGCCCTTGCAGAGGCCATCGTAAGGGCGGTTGGCTTTGCGAAAGAAGCCGTCGTAAAGAATCCTGAGAGAGTCGCTCGCTTGGCCGAAATTGCCAAAAGAGTCGACCCAAGCAAGGTTGAGGTAGTCCTAAGGGCAGAGGCGGCTCGAGCCGTAGCTAGAAGCATCAAAGAAACCCAGCCTTTCGTTAGGCAGTTTGAAGAGCCTAAGTACAACGCAGCAGCAATGCAGCAGCTTGGTGACTCCATGCTTGGCGCTTCAGATGTCGGGGGAGACATCGCCTCAACCTGGGATGACTTCGTCGCTAATTCCGACCCAGAGACAGTGCTTGAGACTGTTAGGTCACTCTTCTCACCAGTTGGATGGCGAGAGTCTAGACGCGGCGCAAAAACTCTTGACGACGCTGGTGAACAGCGCAAGCTAAAAGCGCAGGACCCCTCTACTTCAAAGGAAATGCGTCAGCTTCTTTCTCTAGTAAAGGGAGACCTTACTCGAGTCTCGCCAACTACCACTAAAGGTAGATCCGTAAAGGGAGCAGACCAAGCAACCGTCAACGAGATTAACGAAACCGTTCTTGCTGCCCGCAAAAAACTAGCTCCGCTAGGAGAATGGGACGAAGCAAGATTCAAGGAGATTGCTGAGAACCTTTCTGGCGCAGACCTTGCTAGGGCTCTTGACGGAGGGTATCGTCTATTTGGTGAGCGACTACGCTACGCCTCATTCCGCGCCGAGACTAAGCAGACCAAAGAGGCAGCGTTCCTAGAGAGCCTAGCTCGTAACGAATACAACCCGTTCACCGTAGAAGCGGAACCTCGCACTCTGGCGACCTTCCGCACTACTGCCAGTGGAAAAGGTCCAACTCGCAGTGAGGTCATCAAACTTGCTAGCCAGGTAGGTGGAGATGCTTACGACCCGGCAATCGCTGAGCTGTTTAAGCGAGCAGGCGTTAAAAGGTTTGCTACTAACTCAAACATTGAGTCAATGGCAGTTGACTTAGCACACATTATTTTGCTCCAATCTGCACGCAAACTGTTCGATGACATGAGCCTTAAGGTGGCAAACACTAAGTTAGGATTGCTCGATCTACAGAGGCAGGTTGCGCCTCGTGAGCTAAACCTCACTGAAAAAGAATTCGAGGCTCTAACCAAGAAAGCCGAGAGGTTCGCTCCTAACGCTAAGAACCTTAGCGAACAGGACGCACTCGATCTTCTCGACATGGCAGCAGAGCTTCGCCAGAGACGTATCAACGCCAGCGAGCTCCTTGCATCTCCTAGGTTTTCCATTTCGACCCAGGGACCATCTTCCATCTTGCGGAGAATTGGAAACACTGATTTTAGAGTTGCCGAGGAAATCACAAAGAAGGGTCTTGCCCGCTTTGCTGCAACGCCAGCAGCAGACGAAATAGGCAGAATGAGGGGCGCATTTCAGAGGGACAACCTTACTGTCGACGAGAACGGCAACCTTGACCTTGAAGCTGCATACAGAGCCATAGAAGGAACTATAAACACCAGCGAGGGCTCGAGGGCTCTTACCGAGGTCAAAAAGCTGATAGTGAAGAACGGTCGCTTCCTTAAGATCCCTGCGGACAAGGACCGACTCATCATGGAGCTACTGCGTGATGTCCAGACCCAGATAGCTATAGTTAGAGACAGCCTCGAGAATCAGGGCTTCCCAGGATTCTCAGAGGTGTTCAGAACTCGTGGAGTGGGTAGCGTTACCGACTTCATGTCGATTGCATACGCAACAAGCCGCAGGAAGAACTCCCCAGACGGTGGTCGCTTTGCTGACTACATTGACGAGACTTTCCTCGGAGCTCGCAACTTGCCACCTAGATGGAAAGACAGGTTGAGCGTTGCTGAGCGTTCAAAGATATTCAAGAGCTACTCCGGTAAATGGGGAGGCCAGGGCTTAACTCCAGCTCTTCTTGAAGCCATTATTGCTACTAAGAACACTGGCACTTCTAAGGCTCCATCTGCCAAAGAGTATGCTGCCTTTAAAAAGGCAATAACTGAGATCCTGGGCAAGACTAAAGAGAGTGCCGCCGCAAATTTGGCAGAGACTGCCGAGTTCCCAGTAGACTCTCGTACTGGCTGGCTGCAGACAAAGGTCAACGACGCTAAGACTGGCGAAAAGAAGTTGTCGGACGATGAGTTGTTCGCAGCAAGAAAAGCTTTCTTTGGTCAATCAGCAGGTCCTGTAATTCCAAAAGAACAGCTAGACGCGTTGTTTAGCGAAATCCGCGCTCGAGCGTTAGCAAGCAGTGACAAGGCAATGAAAGACGCTGCCGCCGCGTTCGAGTTCCTAGACTTGCTCAACAAGGGCAATATGCGTGCAAACTACAAAGGCTTAGCTCAAGAGTACGGGTCAAAACGGGCTAGACAGATGGTCGAAGAAGCCGAGAGGGCCATCAACATATTTTATGAAAGGCTCCCTGCTAGGCCAGCAAACGGCAAGATGACTGGCGCTCTTGCTTGGCACATTGAGAGGTATGGAATCCCAGTAGGCGGAAAGGTCAAGGCTGGTGTTGACGCAGTCCTTCCTTTGGCCCAAAAGGCTGCAATTACAAAGGTCCGTGAGCTTCGTGCCGAGAAGCTGCTGGATGAAATATGGCCAGAGTCCGCAAGCCCACAGGCGTTGCTAGACCTGTTCGAGAAGGCTGGGGACGTTAAGGGCTACGCAATCGCACAGGCTGAGCTTCTTCTTGCCAAGCAGACCAGCATCTACGATGTGCTTACAAAGCGAGCCGATGCCGCCCTAAAGAGAAAGACTCGCAAGGGTGATGTAGAGGGATTGCGTAGAGAGCGTGGAGAGCTAGACAAGATCCTAGCAAAGGTTCAGGCTAAGTTGGTTAAAGCTGGCTACAGAAGGCCAGCAGACATCAACCTAGACATTGACCTAAATGACCTAAAGGCTGTAAGGGAAAACCCTCACAGCGTTATCGAGCTTATCCGCACAATGGCCGTAGAGACCGATGCTGACGTTAGGCGCTGGAAGCAGCTTATCGACGTATTCACAAAGCTCGGCGTTGAGGGCAGCAAGAGCCTATTCAGAACCGGACCAGAGCTTATCGACGCTTGGAAGGCTCGCGCCCCAGAAGTATCAGACGAGCTTGTAGCCAACGTCTTGGCATCCTACGGAATCGAAGGCGCAGTTCGAGCCATCCAGACTGGCCGCATCCCGAAGCGCCGCACTCTGATGGCTTACATTGAGCGTTCCGGTGACCTGATCGAGCAGGCCGAGCTTGAGCGTATCCGCATGCAAAATGCCTACGCTGAGGCGGGACTCAGCAGAGAGACCGCTGAGGAGCTTCAGGCAGCTTACGACAACATCCCAGAGGCTGAGCGAGCAAATATTGTTGCGGACCTTCAGGCTCAGATGATGGATCTTGTATCCGTGATGGAAGCAGACACCCCGACTCTGGTCGACGCTACCTTCATGTCTCTAGGTGAGAGCGTAAACCTATTCTTCCGCTTGACTCAAGATCCGATTAGAAAAGTTCCAAACAAGCTTCTTGGCACGACAACTGACATCGTTCCATTTAAGGCTGCAAGCAAAGGCGAAATCGGAATCAAGCGTAGTCGCGAAATCCTTACTCAGTACACAGAGTTTGCTCCAATCGTCGCTGAGGCTCGCCAGATCGCAAGGGCTAGACACCCTGAAGACATGGCAAAGCAGGACCTGGTTACTATGCAGCTGACAACCAGGGCTCTTCGTTTGCGTGACATGTACTACATGCTTAGAGGTGTAGTCCCAGCCAGCACACCGATGCTTAGCCGCGCTCCAAAAGAGCTTGCCGTCTTCAGCGAGCCTATCAAGGGTCTTGAGCAGGTAGCTTTCAAGCCGATCTTCCTCTCGGATGCTGACGTTCTAGAGGCCATGCCTACCGAGATGGCTCGCGACGTCCTATTCGTTGAGCGCGTAGATTCAATGCCTTACACCTCCATGATGGAAGGTGCTCGCGTTCTAGTCGCCCACATGGACAACCTAAAGCCTGGCGAGTTCTTCACCGAGGAGCAGTACCGAGCTGTCTACTTGCACATGTACAACAACATGGTTACCGAAGCGATGAGGTCTTCGACTGCTAAGTACGGTAAGGGTGACTCTTGGTTTAGCCTGAACCCTGAAGAGAACTCTTTGCGTATTCGTCAGTACATCGAGTACTGGCTATCAGAAGCCTCCGATGGCTCACTAGAAGCCCCAGCGTTCCGCCTGCTTGAAAAGCACCGCCAGAACGCTATTTACGCCACAGTTGTCGCAGGCAACAGGGCTACTGGTGAAGTCATCGGAGCTATTCGTGACGGTTGGATTCGCGCCGTAAATAGCGACATCGCCTCTAGCGGTGACAAGATTGCAGCCACTCTAGACGCAATGAAGCTACTAAACGACGAGATGAAGCTAGACAACTTTGGCCAGGACTTCGGCACATTCATGGCCGCTCGTGACGCCATGGTACTTCTTGCCAGCAAGCTAAGCCGTGAGGATATGCTTCAGGCCGCTGAGCAGGCAGCACTCAAGGAGGTTATCGACACTCCTGAAATGCAGGGCATCAGGGCAGCAATGGCAAGTAGCAAGAAGCCAAAGCAACTTCAGCAGCTACAAAAAGAGCTGATGATGAAGCAGGTCAACGCTCGAGCAGACATTCAGCTAGACACTTTGGCTCAGAAGGAAGTCTCCATCCGTGAAGCAGGACTAAGCCCAGAGCACGGAGACATGGTTGACCTAGTAAATGACGTTATTACCGACTCTACGAAGATCAACTGGTTCCTTCGCACCGCTGACCGCGTACTGAGGACCTTTAGCTACAACTATGGCATGGAGCGTCTGCGTGATATCTACGGTGGCGTATCACGTAACACTATCGAGCTAGAGTCCATGTTCATGCGTTCAAACGTGGGGCTAAGCCGCTACTGGGCAAAGGTCGCGAACGACACTGGCGTAGATCACCCTAAGCTTGCTGTTGAGCGCTTGATGGACCTACCTGATGAGATGCTTCCAAAGTTCCTGGAAGACTTGGATACCGCTCGTAAGGGCTTCCACTCAAGTCGTAAGGGTGCGCTTGATGTTGGAACTGCCGCTACTGTCGCAGACAGCCTGGAGGCTATCCGTGCCATTACCATTCCTATCAAGGGTGGCACAAGGTCTCCGTTCCAGGATCTCGACGAGCTAGGGCTGCAGGCACTTGCCGACGTCGCGGCTCAGCTATTTACGTTGTTTGGCAAAAATGGTGCTCTTAACTACCAAAGAGCTCCAGTCGAGTTGTACAACGGGCTCCTAGCAAAGATTGGCGCGAGAGACGAAGTCGGGTTCAACCCAAGCCTTGACCCTGACGGTCTAGCCGACGCATGGAAGGACATGGACTTCTCCAAACCATTCGAGGCTATCAACCACCTGCACTTCGCTTTTGCCGAAGCCGAGCGTCTTCGCGTACTAGGCACTGAGGTTACCCGCATGAGCGGCGCTCGCAGGGTCTCCGACTTCTCGAGCCTAGAGTCCGCAAAGGCTCAGGGCTTTGTGAAGATTACAGGTCCAAAGGAAATTAAAGTTGACTCCGGAAATGAAGTTTTGTACTTCATGGACACTGACAACTTCCTGTACCCAGCTGACATGATTTCGGAAATCAAAACATTCTCCAACTTTGTCAGCCAGGCATACAAGGGAGTCGGAGCTGGGTTCGCAAACTTCATGCAGAGGTTTACTAAGATCCAGGACTTTGCGAAGCAGAATATGACCACCCTACGCCCTGGTAACCACGTTATGAACGCCATGGGCATGTTCTTTATCAACGACGTCGCTGGTATGAGGAACCCTCTAAACTATGTCGACTCAGCCGAAATGATGTTTGGCATGGCCGTAAAGGAAGCTGACCTGGGCGTCGATAGAAAGTCGATGTTCTACTGGCAGGAGCGCTACATCGCTGACCAGAAGGCTGCTGGCTTTGTGATTCGACCAGAATCTGACCCAACCAAAATGGGCACAACTGCTCCTATCGTTTTGAATGGCAAGTTAACAAACATTCAAAAAGAAGATCTAGCTAAGTTGTACAAGGATATTGGTGGAATGGTTGGCTTCCAACAGTCGATGATGCTGGATCTTCTGACCGAGTTTAGCGATGCGAAAAACCTACAAAGCATGATTAACTCTAGGGGTATTAAAGAGGGCTACCAGAAGCTAACAGATTTTGCTGGCAACTTGGCAGCCATTCGTGACAACTGGGGCCGTATGGCGCTGTGGCTAGACATCATGAAGAAGGGCAACTGGACCAGCCTAGAAGAAGGTGCTCGTCAGGCTCTAAAGATTGTTGACCGTTATCACCCGCAGCCACAGGATGTCAGCAAGTTTAACCGCATCGTGAGCCGTCAGGCTATCTTGTTCTTCACCTGGAGAGCGAAGACCCTTGGTGCTTTGATGATGGACCTGCTCGACAGGCCAGGTCGTTTGCTTACATACGAAAGGGCCTACTACAACATCCAGGCTGGCATGGGAGCTGAGCCAGAGTACTTCGGTAGCCACGACCCAGAAGACAAGCCTGTGCGTAGCTACCAGCAAAACACTCTTGCTCTGCTAACCCCTGACTCTCAGTACTCATTCTCCATCGCTAACCCGATGTGGGACTTGTTTGGAACTGATAGCTGGCTAGCGGCTATTGAATGGAACAAGAACCAGAGTCCAGCTGCTAATGCGTTCAACATGACAGTTGGAACCGCTGGACAGGTCTTCTACACAGCAACCCCTCTACTCGGTAACTTCCTCATCAACTGGGGACAGGGACGTACCTCTAATGGCGTAGACCTCATGCGCGGAGGGCTAACTGATGAGGACATGCCAAAGATCGTTGAAGATGTCGCGGGAGCCTTTGGTCTAAATGCTCAGTATGCCCTAGCGGCTTACTACTTCCCTGGCGTTGTTGAAAAGGGCAAGTGGACCACCATGACTAGCGACGAGCGTAGCCAAGAGCTTCTAAGGACCTGGTTCAACTGGAGCACTGGAGCAAGGGCTGCAAAGTACCTGACCCCAGACAATCAGAAGGCTGCACGTTCAGAGCTGAAGACATCGCTTAAGGTTTTGCGCCGTCGAGAAGCAGAAGCAGACAACCCAGCGAACACTCCAGGGGAATCACTAGGAGAGCTGATTCAGTACCTGCAGGGAATTAACCCTTAAGTTTCTTGGCTTTCATAGCTAGAGCTTTCTTCTTGGCGTCAGCCTTAGAAGATGCGCCCCACGCCTGTAGAGATAGGAGAAGTCGAGTTGGTTTGCCGTCTTTGTACTCTGGTCCTGGCATGTTGCCCATGCGAGCTAGAAACGACGCACGACGAGGGTTGTTGCCTGCCTTCACCGGAGGCTTCAAGTCAGAGCCAGGGTTCTGAGCCTCGTAGCTCTTCCGACCCTTCTCGTTAAGTCCTCCAGAAGGATCCTTGCCCTCTTTGCGTTGCCAAGCTGCGCTTGCCATTAGTCTTCCTTTGCTGCTTCCGGATCTTCATCGTCTGCAAGTGCGCCAAAGATTTCATTCTCGTCTTCAGCGCTAATTTCGCCATCGACGACATAAGCACGAGACAGCTCTTCGCTGATTTCCATCAGGCCGATAAAAGCAGCCATGGCTGCTGCCTGCCACACCTCAACACCAAACACGAATCCACCACCCAAAGTGCCGGAAACTTTTAGGATGATGTATGCGAGTGCTCGCTTGCTAATACGCTTTACGTTCATTTCTTGACCTCCTGGCCACATGTTGGACAAATTGCTGGTTTTGCCTCTTTTTTTGTCGCCTTTGGAGATTTTTGACCCTCTACGTTGCCCGTAGAAGCCTTTTCGATCTGTGCCGATAGGTATTTGTACAAATCGAACACTGTGCCCGCAAATACGCCTTTAACGGTGTCTGAGAGGGTGGCATGTAAATGAGCCCCACTAGAGAAGCCTTCATTGCCCACTTTGCCAATAGTTTGCCCCATTTTGAGTTTATCGCCCACTTTTAGGGTTGGCTTGGTGTCCATGTGGCAATAACCAACGTACATGATCTTCTTGTCGAAGCCTTTTACAGACTGAACGAGAACCCAGCCGAGAACCTTGCTGTATTGAACAAGCATTACAGTTCCGCTGGAAACAGCAGGGATTGGAGTTCCACGCTTCGGAGCCCAGTCAGTACCACGGTGTGGTTGAGTCTTCTTGCCCTTGATTGTGCGAATCTTGCCAAAGTGCCCAGTGAGCACCTTGTCGGAGAATGGGAGCATGAAAGTTGCCATTACTTACCTATCACTGAAAATAATGCCGTTGCCAAGCCTGAGATGCCAGCTGCTAAGCTGGCTAGTACTACTTTTGGGACCCAGGCCGACTCTGCCTGAGCGGTCTCCACCGCCCTCAACCTGTCCGGTACATCTGCAAGGCCATCCAGCCTCTCCAGGGTGCGTACCAGCAATCGCTCGTTGTCTAGCTGCTTGTCGTAGATAGTCTGCAGCGTAATCCGCACATGTGGCTGCTCTTCGGGCATTATGGGGTTCCACCGTCGATCGAGGTCTCTAGCGCAGTAAGACGAGTGTTCTGAGTGGTGTTAAGTGTGTCAATGCCGTCCAATCGAGAGGTCTGAGTGGTGTTCAGCGTCTCGATTGCGGTTAGGCGAGTGCCAGCATTAAAAGCCTCGATGGTGTCTAGTCGACCGTCTAGTGCGACATCTGCAGCTTCTAGGTTGTCTAGCCTGGTGTCGTAGTTGGTGTCAACAGACTCAAGGGCAGTCAAACGGGAGTTCTGAGTAGTGTTCAGAGTCTCGATTGCATCCAGGCGACCGTTCTGAGTGGTGTTAACACCCTCGATAGCCGTCAAGCGAGTGCCAGCGTTAAATGCCTCGATGGTGTCTAGACGGCCGTCTAGTGCGACATCTGCAGCCTCTAGGGCAGTTAGTCGCCCATTCTGAGTGGTGTTAAGGGTGTCGATGCCATCCAGTCGAGAAGTCTGAGTGGTGTTCAGAGTCTCGATCGCGTCCAAGCGACCGTTCTGGGTTGTGTTTACACCCTCAATGGCAGTTAGGCGAGTACCAGCATTAAAGGCTTCGATGGTGTCTAGTCGACCGTCTAGCGCAATGTCAGCAGCCTCTAGGTTGTCTAGCCTGGTGTCGTAGTTGGTGTCAACTGACTCAAGAGCAGTTAGGCGTGAGTTCTGAGTAGTGTTCAGGCTCTCGATGGAGTCTAGACGACCGTTCTGGGTCGTGTTTAGGGTCTCAATCGCAGTAAGACGAGTTCCAGCATTGAAAGCCTCAATGACGTCTAGACGAGTGTCCAGAGCCACGTCAGCAGCTTCTAGGGCTGTAAGGCGACCGTTCTGGGTCGTGTTCAGCGCCTCAATGCTGTCTAGACGACCGTTTTGAGTAGTATTCAGGCTCTCAATGTTGGTTAGTCGAGTGTTCTGGGCAGTGTTCAGGGACTCGATCGAGTTGAGGCGAACGCCCTGAGCAGTGTTAAGTTCCTCGACCAGAAGCACGCGTGCGTCATTATCTACGGCATAATCGTTGATCGTGTCGTAGTTAAAGTTGATAACCGATAGGTTAACTACCTCACCTTGCTCAGGCTTGAGCAGGTTTAGTGGCGCATCACCTGTGCTTGGCATTTACTACCTCTTACTGGGCTAGGTTCTTCTTCTTAGGTGGCATGCCCTTGACCGCTGGCAAGTTTGACCTGGTTCCGGTGTCTCCGACGCGCGCAGGTAGCTTGTACTCTAGTCCAGCAGCTACTGACCCCGCAGGGGTCTTTTTAGCCGCGCTAGCGGCTCGCGATAGTGCATTTTTCATAGCGTCCACCTTGGATGCTGAAGCCTGCTTCTTCATGGCAGCGTCATTCATGCCGCTTCGCTTCTTAGCCTTGGCAGCGGCAGCCATACCTTCCTTGGTGTAAGGGAAGTCTTGTCCGTTTACGTTTGGCATATTTCCTACTCGACTGGGTTTCCGTAGCGGGATTCCGCTACACGCTTTTTATGAGCTGCTGCGCTCTCTCCTGGCCTGCGAGCCTCGGCCTTCTCAGCCTGCGCCTTGCGAGAGGCGAGTTCACGCCTTAACGCCCTCACCTTGGCCATTCTCTTCATGTGCTCTGACTTTGCGCTGTCGGCCATGTTGATCCTCAACTATCTAGTTTCTAGAACTATCCTCTGGTAGCCTTAGGGCCCATCTTGCGCTTCAGAGCTTCCTTCTTGCGGGTGTTCTGAGCTGCGTCAAACCTCTCGCGATACCTCTTCTGCATCGCTTCTTCCATGTTGCTAAAGCGGTTAGCCTCAGTAGGAGTCGCGCCTGCTTTGGTTCTGTGGAAACGCTTGGCAGCGTCACCAAAAGCCTGCTCGTTGCCCTTTAGAGACTTGTAAAAAGGAGGCTTCTCTGCGCCACTGCGGTCTGTGCCGACCTTCTTCTTCTCTGCCATGTTAGTCCTCAACTATTTCGGCCTCTACGGCGAGAGGCACGTTCCAACGGTTAGCTGCCTCGGATACCGCGGCTGAGATTTTCTTCAGAGCCTCAGGATCTTCAACATGCTTTTCTACAGCATCTATCATAGCAGAGATGACCCGTTCATACTCTGCAGTCTGCCCCTTTGCGGACGGGTCGTAATAACCAGTTATTGCCAGCAAGTATTTAATAGCATCGTTATTGCCAGCTTGTGCCCTGTTAGCGAGCGCCGTCAGTGCAGCAGGCACGCTCGACTTCAGCAGATCTTCGCTAGTTTTGCCGTAAATACGGGCGAACATAGGCTGTTTTAGCCAGCCCTGCCACTGTGCCCAGCTGATTCCAAGCTTCTTCAGGCGCTGGAACGGGTCTAGCGACATCGACTGGTCTGTCATGACCGTCAGCGCGTACGCCTGCTCTGCCGTGATGCCTACTGGGACTTCGGCGGGGATTCCCCTGGCTTCGAGGGCGGTTTTGAATTTGGGAGTGGCAAGAAGTCCAGTGAGAACAGGGATAGATAGAGAGCGGTCTTGCTCATAGATCGTCCTCGGTTCAATCGGAAAACCTCGTGAATGAGCCAGCCATGCAGCGTTAATTGCTCGTTCAAATAGGAGTTGCTCCGGAGCCTTGCGGCCCTTCTTCGCGTTAGTCTTCCCATATATGGCAACTCCTGACGGAATTATTGTATCTAGTTCTTGTTCGTCGGACATGGTGGCAAGCTTTCTAGTGCAGATAGGTATTCTTCGCTTAGTCCTAGCTGGGACGACAGGGCGTGTGCCAGGGTGTCTGGCATGCCGCCGACGAACTGGTTTCGCTCGTACTTTGCGACGGTCAGGCGGTTGATACGGAGCACTGAGGCAAAGTGCGTCGGGTTCTCGGACAGCTCGATTCGCCAGTCCTGGAACGATGGGTACAGGTCATGGAGCGAGTCGGCTGGAAGTGAAATCAAAGCCTTCCATCTCGGCGGCAGCGTAGTCGGCAGCGCCTCTTTCCAATCGTCTACCTTTTTATTCAGTTCCTCTGGGGTGTAGCCGGACATCCGGGCTAGTACCTGGACTACCTTCTTGTTCGGCTTTTTCGTGCGACCTTCCTCGATCTGGGAAATCGTCGCTCGCGATACTCCTGCTAGGCGGGCAAGCTCCACCATCTCCAACCCGTGCATACGGCGGAGAATCCGTAGCGGGTGCGTCTCGTAATTTGGCATGTCAAAAGTATAACGGAAATGATACGCATATAAGCATCACGAAAAAAAATTTTGGACAGGGGGCATGAGATGATACGCAAGTCAAAATTGTACTGGCTCTAGCGAGTGAATCGTTTACACAGTGACTCAGTGATTGGGGGTTCAACATCAAGCGAACCCTTATCCCGTGGGGGTTTTGGGGTAGGGGTCAAATTTTTTTGACAAAACCCTGTGTAAAAGCCAATCTGGTAGGGTCCCAGAACGGCCCATGCCCTCTGGGAGAGCACGCATACATAGGCACACGTATGCCCAGGTGTACGCAAACTGTCTATGACCAACGTGCTCATGTTGACGACATTCGTCATGCCAGCCAGGTATGGCGTCTAGGAAACTCCGGTCGTCAAGGTGACTATGCCTTACGAGGACAAGCTACTAGGGCTTCAACTGTAGCTAGTTAGCACTTACTAATAGAAAGGTAAAGCAATGACTTCATTGTCTATTGCGGAGATCTTCGCAGCTCAGGCTGCCAAGGTTTCTAACAAGTCGAGCAGCAAGCCGAAGACCCTCAAGGGTGAGAGGTCTGCTGCTAAGGCCGAGGCTGTCAAGGCTCTCGCTATCCAGCACATCTGCCAGACCCCTGAGTTCGACGAGCTCGAGATGGTCTGCGCTGTATGTGAGGAGTGGGAGAGCAAGCAGCTCCCCGACGCACGCCGCACTTGGAACCCACCCATGAACTTCAACGCATGGGCCAAGGCTAAGTACGGCATGCTCTTCTCCTCTCAGCAGTCTGCTGAGAAGAAGGGCTTCACCGACATCGTCGAGGCGTACTCTGAGTACGTCAACTCGGTGTTCAACGAGCCTGCTAACGAGCACCTGCTCGAGCGCATCGTTCGTCGTGAGGTTGCCAAGCAGCGTCAGGGCAAGAACGACCTAGGTCTTCTGGGCTACTCGCCAGAGGACATCGTCTCACTAGCACTATGGCGTGCCTACGTCAACGTGCTAATCGACGCGGTCGTAGCTGACCTCGACCTAGACTGGGATGCAGCTACCATCAAGGCAGCACGTGCTACCATGCGTGACTACCGCAGTGGTGCTGAGCTGTCTCGCATTGCTCAGTTCGACCAGTTCACTCGCTACGTCTTTGACGAGAAGCGAGGCAAGCGCGGTGGCCTTCGTCGTCAGACGATGGCAGCTCCTGTCCGCAACGCACGTACTGGTCTCGAGCTTCGCGAGATCATCCTACGCTCCGAGTTCTACCGCAACCACGCAGCTGAGTTGCTCCCAACCGCAGGCGCTGTCTACCGCGAGGTAGGCAAGGTCTACCGCGAGGGATTCAAGCAGTTCAACCGCGTCCTCGAGGGTCTAACCCCAGAGGGTGTGTTCTCTGAGTCGCTTGTCTACGACGCAATCCAGGTTGGCGACTTGCTCGTCAACAGCGCCGAGTCCGAGTACTTCAACAAGTACGAGCTCGACGAGATCAAGGTCGACCGCGCTGAGATGCTCCAGGAGTACCTCAGCAAGGCTGAGCTCGGCAAGGCTGAGAGCAACGCTGTTGCGTTTGTTCACTGCCTCACCGAGGGCTACTCGCTAACCGAGCTCGAGTCTGAGCTTGGCAAGCCTCGCTTCGACCGCATCTACAAGGACGCTCTACAGCTGTTCGCAGCTTAGGCATCCTAACCCACCTGCCCCCCAGCAATGGGGGGCGGGTGCACCCACCTTACTAATAGAAAGATACTGAAATGATGAACACCTTTCACGGTCCAGTTCGCTGCGACCACCTGCACTTCTACGGCAACCCTGTAGATGTGATGAAGGCACTACACGTTAGCTTTGCTCAGGCAGAGCTAAAGATCTGGGAGTGGGCACGCCTCGACTTCCAGATGGAGCAGCTTAGCCGCGAGATTGACCAGGTTGAGCTCGAGATCAAGCTTCTTTCTCTCGAGATCGACGAGCTGTTCAACTACTAGGAGAGAGCCCCCGCTTCGGCGGGGGCTTTTTCCTTCGCATAGAAAGGAAACGACTGGAAAGTCTCTGCCCCTGCCCCTGCCCCCTGACCTGCCACCATTCGCCTTACCTATTGACAAGGGCAGTATAACCTTGTCGCAATAGCCCTAGCACAATGCCACCGCCATACGGCGTGGGCGTGGTGCGTGGGGCTTGCCTACGGAGCAGGGGCAGTGGCACTTCCCGCGGGCGGAACTACCTGCCACCATTCGCCTTAGTTATTGTCGGTGACAAGGCGAGAAAAATGCCTTACATCGCAAATCGCTCGAGAAAGGAGCATTGAAATGAGCAGGTTCAAGAATTGGGCCGAAGCTCGTGAAGCAGTTGTAGCAACTGCGTGTCCGGAGTGCTGGACAACCATTAGCCCGAGGTATACCTTGTGGCACAGGTTCACTGAGCATGGCGTTGCCCTGCCCGCTGGCGTAACGCCAGAAATGGCAAAGCCTAAGCACCACGAACTCTATGTCGATGGTGAGCTAGTATCTATCGGACATGTGAGCGATGGCTATGGCGACTAGGGCTGAACTAGCTGAGCTCACTCAGCAAGCTATGCGTATCGCTGGCTACCTTGACTTGGCTCACGCCATCGTAGACGGAGCAGACAAGTGAATAGCTTTCTCTGGATCTTCGGAGTAGCCACTATCTGCCTATGTTTCATCATGCTGGGCGTGTAGCGCGACCCATGAGCTATTGAAAATCATTTTCAATAAGGTGACAGCGTGGTGACACCACTTTCCACAACCCCGTCAGTCATGTCGTGACGACATATCGAGCTCCATCGAGCTCCATCGGTAAAAATTACCGAAGTGACAGCATGACAGCGTTTTTGGAAAAGTTTCAGATATAAGCACCATTTACCCCTATATCTAGAGATATTTCAAAAGTTACCAAAAACGCTGTCACTGCTGTCACCTAATCAGACTTCGGCTCCATTACTGGGCAAAGTAGCCCATTGAGCCTGTGGATAACCCCAATTTCCATGACAGAGTTATCCACAACCTCGGCAGTTGTATACCGAAAAAGTAACAAACGGCGGAGAAATACAGATGTATCACAAGTTATCCACAGGTTTTGCCTGTTCGGGTGCTTGTGAATGTAGCAGGACAAGTGGGTTCGGCGGGTAGAAATGCCCTTGCCACCATTTGCCTTTACAAGTGTTGCTTGCTTACGCAAGTGGCAATAAGTGCTGGCAACCGCCAGTGCTCCGAACATACGAGAAAGGTATGGAGATGACTCTTGTTGCTGACGACATCGTGTCAAGCAAATCAGATTCACTCGCCGCTACTTTTCACTGGAACATGACCAGGTATCGTCAGACCAACATCCAGACATATGGCAAATCGCCCATTGACATGGATCAGGTCAAAGCAGAGCTCAGCGATGTCAGATCCGAAGAATCTGCCACGCACACAGCCCGATACATGATGGCCAGTGTGAAGCACGCTGCTTACCTTGCGGCTAACTACAAGGAACTATTCCTTCCATTAGCCAAGGGTGAGCACACCATAAGCGTCAAACATGACGGCTTAGAGACCTATTGGTCGCCCGAACGACTCGATGGCGTTATCGGCGTTAGCATGGATGCGTTCACCAGACTTGTCGCTGGACATCTAACTCCGGTTGAATCTAGCGTTCATGGTTATAGTGACCGCTACAAGGTCTTCGACTTTGTCGAGTCGCGACTGAATCCCAGCTATACAGGCGACCCCAATGTATCCACACTTAGTCGTGCTGTCTGGATGGCTAAACGCAACAAGCTTGTAAGTGAGCTGTCTGCCTTTACTAAGGGCGAAGTCGGCTCTAAGAACGGCAAGTATTTCTACTATGTTCACATCGGTTACACCGATATCATGGACTTCACCGTAGCAGCTAGGGTTGCCAAAGCCTTCGACAACTACAACACCTACAAGCCCTCTATCTATGACATGAAGGCTAACCGTCAGGCGTTGCTCGAAGACCAAGCCAACCACTTCGCTTCTCAAGCCAATATCAGGCGCGAGCTGGCGAGTAGAAAGTTCGCGACCTTCTGGAATGACCTCAAGTCATCCGCCCTTATCCCAACCGTATCGCAAGCTACTGCTGAGTGGGCAACCATCCCGCTCAAGGCTGCCGGTATCGAGACCTCACGAACATGGGGTATCGAGATCGAGACAGTTCGTGCTAACGAGACATCTCGACCAGCGGGCTGGGAATCTAGGCATGACGGCTCGCTACCCGAAGGCGACTCAGCGGACTGCTCGTGTAGTTGTGACGAGTGCGATGACAATGACCACTGTAACGACCGCTACTATTGCTACGAATCAGGCGAGTATACGCCAAGCGGTCAATACTCTCGTGAGTTCGTGTCGCCCATCCTCAGACACTTCAACAGCGATGGTCTACGCAGACTATGTAACGACCTCGGCACTGACGATGACGAAGGCGGCTCGGCTGGCATCCATGTCCATGTCGGTGCTAAAGACCTGACCGTTGCCGATGTAACCCGACTACTTGTCGCTTACTCGGCTGTCGAGCGGTTCATGGAGCCACTGCTACATCGTAAGGAACGTAGCTATTGTAAAGAAACCACCACCGACACACTTCGTTGGTGGCTTCGCAAGACTAAGGAATATGCTCACGCTAACTCTGACGATATCCCGCTTGCTATCGACTTCGTCTACGATAACCAAGCGTCTCCGCTAGGTCGCTATGTCGATGTCAACCTCCACTCACTCCAAGCTCATGGCACTATCGAGTTCCGTAGCATGGGTGCGTGGTATGACTACGCACATCTTGTCCGATGGGCATGGTTCGCTCGTGAGATGGTCAATGTATCCAAACTAGGTATTGACCAACGCGAATGGACATCCTGTCGTTCGATTACGGATGTAATCTCATTACTCCGCAAATACGGCTCAGAGATGCCTACAAACCATCTCTTTGACGAGTTAGACAGCAACCAACTAATTGCTGAACGGTAATTATCAGATAGGGCGGGGCAGGTAAACACTGCCCAGCCCGTCGGATAGAACAGAAAGGAGCACTTATGTGCGGAATTGCGGGCTTTAGCCTGTCAGACAAATCTAGAATCAACGCCAGGCAACTATCCAATGCCTTGTTGACCGCTATCGAAGATAGAGGCTACATGGCATCGGGCTTCGGCTTCCATCACAACGGCATACACGGCTATCATTCAGCCGCTAAGCCCGGCTCATCGCTGTCACTCAAGCACATGCCACGCAAAGCCAAGACGGTTATCCTACACACTAGGCTTGCCACTCATGGCTCTGTCGATGACAATCGCAACAACCACCCTGTGACATCGCCCGATCTAAATATCGCCCTTGTTCACAACGGCGTTATCTACAACCACCAGCAAGTTCGCAAGACCATTACAGGCAACTTGCCACCTGTTGATACCAGTGTGATACCAGCCTTGCTCGAGCAGCATGGTCTACAAGCCATTGACCAACTTGACGGCGATGCTGCTATCGCATGGCTCGACAAGCGTGACCCTAACATGCTTCACCTTGCTAGGTATCAGCACTCACCACTCACTATGGCTCAACTCGAAGACGGCTCGTTTGTCTTTGCCAGCACCGAGGCATTGTTGTGGCGTGCTCTTATCCAACTAGACCTTGCCCCGACATGGATGTATACCGCTAACGAGTTGGAATACTTCACCATCCGCTACGGTGTCATGCTCAGCAAGGAGATGTTGCCTGCCCCGAAGGACACTGGCTATCGCTGGGATTACAGTTACTACCGTCACCAGACATCTGGCGCGAAGGGCAGTGATAACATTCCCAGCTACGTGCCGGGTTACGGCTGGGATGACGAATGGGACTATGACGACATAGCCGAGTTCAATGCTTGGAACGATAGTTTCGACCAGCCACAATACAAGTCAACGCTTCACACCACATTCTGGACCGAAGTCCAAGAGGAGCTATCACCTCGCCCTGACACCCTGTATTACACCGAAGACGAACGCGACCTATGGGTCAACGAGCTATACATGCTTGCCGATGACCCTAGCGTTCTGCTCATTGACTACGGTAAAGTCCTCCCTAATGGTGAGCTTGTCTCCACCATGAACGATGACTCCCAACTGTTCTAACAACTTGGGGTAGCCCTACCCCCCCTTTTGCTCCGGGGCTACCCCAACCAACTCAGGACATCTACCTCCTCCCTTCCCCCCAATTTGCTCGGGAGGTAGGTGTTCTGTTATGCTCTCCACCGCTGGTTCTTTCCCCCCTTTCTCCCAGCGGTGGGGAGCCCTTCCCTCGAATAGAAAGTACCAGCACAACTAAGGAGAGCTATGACGCTGCTTGCCAAACCTAGGATCGAAGATCCGGATGAAGTAATCGGAGTAGAGTGTGTCTTCAATCGTGAGCTAACTGCCGATGTTGACAAAGACCAGCTGTTTATTGTGCTTAGCGAAGATGTTCGCAAGAAGTTTGACATCGACTATGACTTAGGCGAGATGCTTATCTACTCGCCATACTTTGAGCCAGACCTCGGCTGTATGTGGGTGGCTCAGACAATCGACTTCGACTTTGTCGAAGCAATATAAAGGAGAGTAAAGTGAGCGATCTACAAGATGTAATCGCCGCCAACGCCGTCAGAGCCTACAACGAGGGCGTATTGCGTGGCGAAGCAGAAGAAAAGCAACGCATCATCAAGATTATCGAAGAAGAAGGTGGCGCACACCCAGTTGGTTGGAACTACACCGATTGGATAATCGCACTAATCAAAGGAGAGTAATGAAAGAGTACGAGTTCTGGTACGACGATATCGCTACCTACAAGGTTCGTTTCAAGGCTAATAGCCTTGAGGGGGCTCAGAAGTTAGTAGACAGCGTTTTTTCCACCGGAGAGATTGGGGTAGAGAACCTGCCTTATGTCTCAAGAAAACACAAGGGAAATGAGATGTTCCCTACCGAACTGGAGGAGATTGACTAATGCTTAGCGATTCCATGGAAGCCCTTTACAGAGATACATACGAGGCTGCCAAAGATGTAAAGATGTATGTCACGCCCGAAGGTCAATACGGCAATGCCGAGGAGATTGTCTTCTATCGTCATGGCTACCTGAGCTATGACGAATGGATGCTGCTCACCATGAAGCTAGACGGCGAAGAGGTTTACAACTACATTGTCGCAATCACCCAGGGCGACAACGAGACCAAGAAACGAATCGAGGAAGAAAATGGGTCTAGGTAAGAAAATCCGAGAAGTAATCGCTGACCACTTTTTTGAAGAGGAACTCGATTACTCATTCAACATAGGTGTCCGAGAGGGATACCGCAATGGTGTAGGCAACGCCCGAACCCATTACTTCAACCTAATACAGACTCAAATCAAGTCGCTGTATGACTCCGCAGATGCCAAGCACAAGCACGGTCTCGGAGTAGCAATGGCATATCTAGACGCTCTAGAGAAAGAAGGCAATCGTGAAGTATGAGTACATTCACAGCACCGCTTACAAGGTGTTCGCTAACTCTGACGAGGAAGCTGACTCCGCGTATAAGGCGGCAACCGAGCATGGTATCTTTTCGGATGACATTGTCATCTCGATGGAAGTGCTCAACAAAATCGTAACCCTAGACAACGGAGGCGAGAAGCATTACGTATGGAACAAGGACAAGAACCAGTGGGAGATAACCCGATACAGCATCGACTAATGTCGTCTGCTGAGACAAGCGCCTACCTTGGCGTATCTCTCAACACGCTACAGAAGTGGCGTAGTCGCAACATCGGACCCAAGTACCTAAAGTATGGCGGATCGAACAGCTCTGCCATTCGCTACATTCAGGAGGATGTAGAGAAGTTCCGGAACGCTCACACCGTTCACCCAAGCAATTCAGGAGGCTAAATGGAAGTCGTATGGGAGTCACCCCCACCCCGCTCGACAGGTAAATCCAACCTAGGTCGCAAGAGGTCTAAGTATTGGACTTTGATTGAGGAACTGGAAGCTCGCCCAGGCGAGTGGGCACTCATCGACCCTGCCTCCACCAAGAACCTTAGCCCTCTGTACGCAATTTGTCGGAGGCACAAGTTACCATTTGAGTTCGCAACTCGCACGAACCCAGACGGCACATACGCTCACTATGCGAGAAGAAAAGAGACAGATGTCCAAGAAGAACCGTTACAAGCTCGATAAAGAGGCTGCTGAGATTTCCAACAACATCGTCCTAGAGGTCGCAGTTACTTACGACATCAAGAGCGATGACATGAAGACTATTGTGCTTGTCCGTAAAGATGCCGCAGACAATGACGAGTTCCTGCTGCGCCTCGGCCGTCAAGTGGAACAATCAGCACGTACCGTCATGCCACCATACAAGGAGGAAATGGAATTGCTTGAGAAGCTTGCCAATCTAGGCAAGAGTGTTGCTACTTACCCCGATGAAGGCTGTGAGTGTGCCAAGAGTTCATAGAATTATGGTGCGCTCCAAGCAACAGTGGGATCTGTGGTTGGAACTACAAAAGGCGATAGATGCTGCCCCAGCAATTACGCCATGTACCAACTACCCCGACCTGTTCTTTGGAGACTCCATGCCAGGATCCGGTCACGCGGATATCCGCGCGGCCAAAGCGTTGTGCCAACAATGCCCCATTACTAATGACTGCCTCACCTACGCATTAGAGGCTAAAGAGGAGTGGGGCGTATGGGGCGGCATGACTTACCAAGAAAGAAAGCGACTAAAGAAATCTAATGTCCCAGCTAGGAAAACTGCCAAGACTGTCTAAGTACGTCATTGACACACTCAAGACAATGGGCTTCCGTAACATAACGGACAGACCATACGACTTCATCGGCAGCGTCAAGGGACAGCATGATGACTACGGCATGGCCGCGCTACTAACAGTTATTCCGCTCAAACTTCAGAATGATACCTTTGTAGTGTCACTGGAGATGAACGGTGAACAAATGGTCAAGGCTCGATTAGTTACACTAGAGGATATAGCCACCCTGGTTGGCTACTCTGGCGTAGTGAAAGAGATGCTTGACTATGTCGATCGAAAGGAGAACGATGTCGACAAAAACTGATGTGCCTCTAAATGAGGTTATTGCTAACCCTCAGACCATTGTGTCCAAAGGCAAAGCACCAATGGTCAAGAACCTGCTCGCTCAGTATCTACAGCTAGGCGAGGAGGAGAAGAAGATTCAGGAGTCTCGCGCAGCTGTGCGCGACCTCCTGCTGTCAATGTTCGAGGAGGGCTCGAGTGAGCTGGTAGTCAACGGTAAGAAGATGGCTACCCTCTCAAAGGAGACTCGAGTCCTCCTCAACACTGAGCTAATCAAGCGCAACTTCCCTCAAGAGAAGTTCTCGGACTTCTATGTAGAGTCTTCTGTGTCTGTGTTCCGTCTGACCCGACAAGCAAGGACCAGTAGCTAATGATCGTTGACATCCTATGGGAGAAGCAGAAACAAGCCGTTGATTTTATCGTTGATCGCAGGCGGGTATTGCTAGCGGACCAGCCTGGTTCCGGTAAGACTCTGATGAGCCTGGCAGCTCTTGAAGCTGACGGGTGCTTCACTAACGGTATTGTGCTAATACTCGCGCCAAAGTTCCCAGCTAAAACTACTTGGCTGAAGGACCACGTGATGAAGTATGTGGCTCCCTTGGGTGTCAACATCTATGACCTTACGTCGGGAACGGCTGAGGTCAAGAACGATAGGCTGCGAGAGGTAAATACTCCAGCAGTTATCGTTGCTAACCACGACGCACTCGCTATCTCGCCCAACGGCGAGCGCCGAGTCCCCCGTCTATTTGATCACACCTATGACGCAGTCGTTATCGACGAGGCGCATAGAGTGCTGCCAACCACAGCTGATGCCCGCTATGACATGACCCAGTTCTGGCGCGGGCTTCGCATGCTCGACATTCACTCGCAAGCATTACGCATTGCTGTTAGTGGTACACCTGACCGCAGCAAGCTTGAGAATCGCTACGGTACGCTCAAGTTCCTGTTCCCCGAGGTGTACACCAACCACAAGCATTGGATGTTCACAAACTTCGTGATGGAATCCCGCACGATTAGACTCCCTGGCGGCCGAACTAAGGACATAGTCGTCCCCCAACATCTCCGTGCCCCCCACGAGTGGGTCGCCAGGGACCAGCTTTACCTCATCCGTCGCACGAAGGCGGAGATTCAAGAAGGCAGACCTTCCAAGCAATACATCAACGTCACGCTCGACATGGCTAAGCCACAGCGTAAGGCGTACATGGACTTGGTCAAGGAATACTTCAATGGCAAGTCAGCTATGACTCCTGCTGTCGTAGCTCTACGCAGCAGACAGCTTGCCATCAGTTCCGGTTGGGACTTCACTACCAATGAGATCACTGGCTCATTCTCATCCACCAAGTTCGAGTGGCTGGCTGAATGGCTCGAGGCTCGTGGCTACATGACTACCGATGGTGACTCTGACAAGCTCGGTCCATCCAAGGTTGTGGTTGCTTCCAGCTTCGTTGCCACGCTCAAGTGGCTCAAGCGTGAGCTAAAGGCGCTAGGTGTCAGGGCTGAGATTCTTGACGGCTCAACATCACAGACCGAGCGTACTCGCATCCAGGCGGAGTTCCAGGACCACGACAGCGAGCTACGAGTTGTGCTGCTATCCATGAATATGGGCGTAGGTATTGACTTAGATGCCGCAGATGACCTAGTCTTCTTCGACGTGCCTTATTCGTCAGACGATGCTGAACAGGTTGAAGACCGTATTGACCGACTATCGCGCAACCACCGAGTTACTATCTGGTGGCTACTTTCCAACGACAGCATTGACTTGGCTATCGCTGGTGAAAACACTGAACGCTTCCATGTGTCCAGAGAGCTGCTTGACGGCTCTAGGGGCGTTGAGTTCGCTAGACAAATACTGGCACAGCTAAGGAGATAACATGTCGGAGGATCTACCTAACGACGAACAAAAGCTAATGCTTTCAGAAGACGCAATCATGGCCTTGGTGTCGACCTTGGTAACAGAGGTTGTGCGCTACGGCGAAGAAGAAGCTCTGCTCATTGAGAGTAAGTCGCTGAAAGATCATGAGTCACTAACCGTTATGAAAGCCAACACTTTGCTAACGGTATTTGCAATGCTGCTCGTAAGAGTGGTAGAGTCTAAGAACATCGAATTTGCAACAGCAATTATCAACTGCTGGATTTCGCCAGCGGTTCAGGACATGGTCCAAATTGCCTTCGCAGAAGAGATTGAAGAGGCTGCTCGAGTTGTTACCAACGGGATCAACGACTTAGAGATGGTCGCAAACAAGGAGACCAATGCAAAACCATCCAGTGAACAAGGCGATTGAAGACGTAGTCTTCGACGCTATTGTCAACCAACCACGTTCGCTACAGAAGCTGATTGGGCCAAGTGAGATTGGCTCAGATTGTGTGCGATGCCTAGCCCGTAAGCTCATGGGCATGGAGAAGTATCCAATCGAGCATGTGTCGGACATGCCTTGGTTGCCGTTCATTGGAACTGCTGTGCACGCACAGTTTGAAGAGTTCTTCGCCAAGGCTAACGAGAAGCTACCAGCTGTTCGTTGGCTTATTGAAACGAGACTTCCTATTGGCGATATCGGTGACACCGCTATCACAGGTTCTTGTGACCTGTTTGATAAGGAGACAGGCACTGTTATTGACCATAAGGTAGTGGGAACGACGAAGCTAAAGTCGCTCCCAAAGAAAGGCCCAGGTAACACATACCGTATACAGGCACACCTGTATGGGTATGGCTGGACCAAGCTAGGCTTCGAGGTAAATGAGGTAGCTGTCAAGTTCTATCCTAGAAATGACATCTCCCTCACCTCGGGCTACTTCTGGTATGAGAAATACGATGAAGCGGTTGCACTAAACGCTCTTGAGCGAGTCAACGAGATCTACCGCCAAGCTGTCGAAGCTAGGGACAACGGAACTCTCAATGACTTCTTGAAGGTTTGTGCGACCTCAGAGGATTGCTTCTCATGCTCAGACTATCCACCGCTGGATCCCCCAGTCGCTCAGATAACTGACGACTTATTTGATCAACCAACCCCCTACAACAAACGATAGGAGACGTACGTTATGACGTACTTTGAGGACAACTTCTCCCAGCCAGCTGCTGGAAGCAAGTTCAAGCCAGCCGACTACCAGGGTCACCTGCTGCTCGTATGGCCAACCGAATACCGCACCGGAATCAAGACTGACTACGGCGAGAGCGATGCTATCGCGGCTCGTGTTGTCGTCCTAGACGGAGACAACGGCTACGAGGAGCACGACAACGTCTTGTTCTTCCAGGCTGCACTCATTGGAACCCTGAAGCCTTCCGTAGGCAACGGCAAGCCAGTACTAGGCCGACTAGGTCGTGGCACTTCAAAGCCAGGTCAGTCAGCTCCATTCATCCTCACCCCGTTCACGGAAGAGGACGCCAAGGTGGCACGCGCTTACTTCGCTCAGGACCAGTTCGATGCTCCTGCTGCCAAGGCTGCACCTGCTGCTAAGGCTCCAGCAAAGACCAAGGCTAAGTCGCTCAGCGACTTTCCAGCGGACAAGGTAGACCTAGCTAAGAGCCTCGCAGCTTCTGGTGTGTCTGCCGACCAGATTGCTCTGGCGACTCAAATCCCTCAAGACATCGTTGAGTCGGAAGTACTTGAGCTAATCTAATTGCTACAATAGGGTGAGCCCCAAGAGTTTCGTCTCCTTTCCTCTTGGGGCTCATTCTTATCTACTAAGGAGTTTTTGTGAACGACAGACCCATTCTGGACCTGTTCACGAGGCTAGGTAAGACCGAGTCGGACAAAGTAACCGTCTGCTACTTCGGCCCCAGGAACTCGTGGACCTCAAAGATGCTTCCCCTAGGGAACGCAGACATTTTTGCTCAGACGCTGACCGCCAATGGTATGAACGTGTACACCATGGTGAACTCAGTAGACGAGTCGACCATCACCTCAAGCAACACCAGAGGAGATGTCAATGACATCACCAGGTTGAACGCCCTGTGGGCTGACCTGGACTACAAGGACAGTGGCATCAAAGATGAGGACACTGCTCGTCAGATTATAGATTCCCTGTCTGACATTTTGAATTGCCAGCCTGCTGCCATAGTCCACTCCGGACATGGTCTTCAGCCATATTGGGCTGTAGAAGACGGCGATGTTCACGACATGAACCGCTCAATGATCGCTGGAGTCTCTCGTAGGTTCGGTCAACTCATTCAGCGAGTGGCCGAGATCTACGGCGGAAAAGTCGACAATGTCTCTGATTTGCCACGTGTGCTCCGCGCACCAGGTACTATAAATCATAAAGACGCTGACAATCCAGTACCCGTAAAGGTTGAGTTCAATGACCACACCTACCCCCTCACGATTGCCGAAATCGTGGAGGCGCTCGAGTCGTACGGATTTATATCTGACAACACGACTGTTAGCGAGTTTGTGGTTGTCTCACCACCAGAAGAGTGGCGAGTTGCGTCAGAGAATTGTGCTTGGACAGCACAGCTTGTGGACACTATTGACAAGTCCAACCCTAAAGCACGACACCCCTGGCTTGTCTCGACAGCTATCAAGCTCTACGCGTCTGTTCGTCATGGGTGTTTTACTGAGGAAGGCTTTACTGAAGCGTCTCGCTTAGTAGAAGCCAAGTTCATAGATTTGCTTAGCTCCGGCGAGCGCCGTAAACCGAATCCAGGAGAGGTTCAGACGGCTTTCAAGTGGGCTAAGCAACTTGTTTCAACATTCGATGAAGCCAAGGTTGCCTCAGAGGTACGCAACCACGTACACAAGCTACACCTCAGCGTGGTTCCTGACCTCCCAAAAGGGCAAGGCTCCGAGCAGCTAAGTACCAACGGAAGCTTGGCATTATCCGCTGAGCCTGCACCGATCTCGCTGCCTATGGATGCCTTCAAGTACACAGATGTTGCCAACGCAGAGCGTCTCGCAGACGCAGCTCGCGGCAAGTTCATCTTCGTCCCTGAAATCGGTTGGTACAGATGGGACAAGTCGGCTTACATCCCTGACAGCACTCGCTTGATCGAGCGCCTTGCTGCTGAGTCCGCGCTATCCTTCGGAGCTAAAGATGCTTCTAAGGCTGGTCTGGACTGGGCTAAGCGTTCGCTCTCCAGGGCTTCCATCAACAGCGCAGTAGGGCTAGCCGAGTCTGTCCCAGACATCGTAGTCCAGCCACATCTGCTCGACGCTAACCCCGTCGAGCTGTGTACGCCAAATGGAATTGTAGATTTGGCGACAGGCGTGCTTCGTGACGCAGATCCCCTAGCGGATTTCAACACAAAGCAGACCGCTTGTGCGCCTACTCAGACAGCCACGCCTAAATGGGAGGAGTTCCTGAAGCTCGTTATCACGGACGAGGACAGGATTTCTTACATACAGGAACTCTTGGGCGTGGCCCTTATTGGCGAAGTAAGGTGGCACGTGCTACCTGTATTCGTCGGTGTTGGTGCTAACGGTAAGTCAACATTGTTGGACATCGTTTCCAAGATCCTTGGAACCTATGCCCGCACAATGCCAGAGAACTTCCTGTTGGACACCAACTCGGTTCAGCACTCTACTGAGATTGCAAACCTACATGGTGTGCGTTTTGCTGTGGCCTCTGAGACCCGCCCTGATGGTAAGTTCAACGAGTCCCGAGTCAAGATGCTTACTGGTGGAGACATCATCTCTGCTCGCAAGATGTACAAGGACTTCTTCGACTTTAAGCCGTCACACACGCTGTTCCTCGCTCTTAACCACCTGCCTTCGGTTCGCTCCGGTGGCTCAGGTTTCTGGAGAAGGCTCCGCAAGATCGACTTTAGCTACCAGGTTCCAGAGGGACTGCAGAAGCAAGGTCTAGCTGAGGACATCTTCCTAGAAGAGGGTGGCGGAGTATTAGCCTGGATGATTGAGGGCGCTAAGAGGGTTCTCAAGCAGGGTCTTACTGAGCCTAACTCGGTCAAGCTGGCTACTACGGAATACCGCTTCGAGGAAGACCACATCGCCAAGTACATCGAGGACTGCGTCGTGCAGAACCCGCTGGCTTCGGTTCAGTCTTCCGACCTGCTCCACTCGTACAAGCAGTGGTGTCAGGAGAACGGCGAGATTCCACTGGCTATGACACCATTCATCCGAGAGCTTCGCATGAGGCTTCCTATCTCTCCTATTAGAGGCGGTCAAGGCCGTAGAGCATACAGTGGTATGTTCCTCTATAAGGTAGAATTTGGTAAGGATGACAACTAAGACCGTATGCCTCGCCTGCAAGGCTTCGTTCCACGATGAATGTGAAGACATGTGGAACGGAGTCCTTGCAGAGAACTCCTTTTGCTGTTGCGAAGGGCTGTTCTCGCTAGACGGCAATGGTAGGTCGATCTCCGACGTAGAAGAAGACATTGAGGCTTACTTTGAGGGATACACGGGCTCTAAAGCACTGGATGAATACGCTGACCCGATTTCTACAGGACGTAAAGAAGCTGCCAAGAAGTTCCCAATTAACCCAGGCATGGTATGCGAGTGGGCCTGGCTTCGCTACGCTGGTGGTGGAGTCGAGCCAATTATCGGCTGTCCAGGTCATCCCGCCGAGGCTATTCACCACGGTCCCGACAAGAACACGATGCGTAATGTCGAGGGCAACATTCACCGCATTTGTGCAGAATGTCACAATCGTTGGCATGCTGCGAATGATAAGCATTACGGGGAACGCCCGACCACGCCTGACGGCGGAGTTGATGCTTCTGTCCCGTTCCATCCGATAGACGAAGACGGCAACAGGTATGACCCATTGCCACACGACTCGGTAACTTTAGCTCCGGACGAGAAGGTTCACGCTGAGGACAAGAGGAGACGTGACGAGGCCAGAAGGCACGGCACTATTCCTAAGATCGTTGACTAACGAACTTCCGTCCACGGAACCAAGCAACGCCATTACGAATCTCAACTAGCTCCACGTATGGAACGTCGTTCTCGATTGTGATGACGGCTACTCCTTGCTGCCAGTTCTCGTAATACTTTGCTGGTGTGCCGTCAACATGCGTTGATCCATTAACTGAAGGCACTGCTCCATCAACGCGGCATAGGCAACCTGGACTGACGGCGACGCTTCGGATAGCTTCATCCCGATTGAATACGGTCCTTGATTGGATTTCAAGGCGATGTGCGTGCCCGAAGACGGTAGAAATGTGAGGATCAGCGTTTGTGTAGGCTGCGGCGGTAGAGCCATTGCTTCTGGCTTTATTTCCGTGGATTGCTCTGATACTAGGGGTGAGCCAATAGGCTCCAGCGGGATATGCGTCAATGTAAGTCACTCCAATTTCGTCGAGACGCAATAGATAAGGCAGGCTCATGACTGGGAGCGCATCCATATTTGCCCGCTTTAGACCCCATGCTGCGGCCGAGTTGGAGAGAATGTACTTCTCCATACGTCGGTCATGGTTTCCTTCAATAAGCACTATCTCCGCCTTAGGCCCAGCTGCTGCCCTCTGCTGTTGAAGAAATAGATGTCCCCTGTCGATCGCCCGTTGGGTAGTCCCAGCAAAGCCCGCTTCCTGGTCGAAGCGACCCTGGCTGGGTAGGTCTAGGAAATCTCCTAGGTTGATAACCCAGTCAATTCGATCAGTCTCCTCAAGGAAGCTGACGATTTGAAGGGAAACATCCATGGCGGCTTCGTCGTGAAACGGGTCCCACCCTTTGTCAAATAAAAAACGACCCCCGATTTGAGGGTCCGGTAACGCAATAGCTACCTTGTGCTTCGTCTTCAGCTGTTTAGCTGGCTTCGGAGCCGTGATATTTACTGGCTGTGCTTGCCTAACGGTATCCCACTTAGGCTCTAGCTTCATGTCACCTAGCACAGGGGCAAACTCCCTTGCGGTGCTCACCCACAGCGTTCTTGTGAATTACAAAGCCACGCTCACGAAGAGCCTCGGCTAGTCCATTAGACGACCATCTAGGGTCATCTAGAGCTTCCATAAGAATTTGATAATCCTCTGCCGACAAGTCTGCTGCTCTACGCATCAAGACGCAAAGAGCATCCTTTGTCTTTGGGGCAAGTCCTTCTAACATAGTCTTCCTTCAAGTTCTCCTTTAAGGTTACTATAGCGGAATTATTATTCGGCTGGAGTTTCTTCTAGCTCAAATACAACCGGCTCCCAGTCTAGAGCTTCTTCATTCCAGCAATATACTAGGCCATCAGAAGGATACGGGATTGGAGCCTCCCAGTCGCATTCCTCGTTAAGCGCCCACGAAGGAAATGGCTGAGGGGCAATAAAAGCATCCAGCTCTTCGTCGTACTTGTACCCAATGCCAGCATATTGTTTACGGTAGTTGCCGTTGTAGCTTGTTCGCTTACATACCTGACCACGAAACTCCCCGTACCAAGTCTCGGGATCCTTGCCTTCGATTAGTTCGGTCTCGTCAATGCCAACAATAACTTCAGTGACAATATTATTTTGATCCAAGAATGCGTAGTGTGCCATCTGTACTCCTATGCAAATGTTATGGTGCCTGTACCGGCGGTGAATTTAGTGTATTTAAAACCATTAGCCGTATAAGTGGTATAGGTAAGACCAGCACCCCCAGTAAAGGAATTAGCAGTTGGATATTTTAGAATAACAATACCTGATCCGCCAGGGCCACCTGTCGCTCCGTATGCGCCACCACCACCACCGCCTGAATTTACAGCTCCAGATGTTCCATCTGTCTCTCCACCTACCTGAGCGCCACCAGCGCCACCACCACCAGCGCCACCGCCCACACGGTTCCAAGGTGCGCCACCGTGGCCACCAGTACCACCGCCAGCATAATAGCCGCCATCGTAACCAGACGATGTTGCGTTAGCAAATTCAGTTAGTTGCAATCCAACACCACCCATTATGATGACACCAGCCGCACCAGCACCACCACCACCACCAGTGCCACCATAACCTCCACCAGGACCACCATTGTTACCCTGGCCAGCAGTCCCTAGGCCTCGCGCACCATTGTCACCACCACCACCACCACCAGAACCACCGTTTTTTGCCGCTGGCGGTGTCGTGGTGCCAGCAGCACCACCACCACCACCACCAATAGCGGTGAAATTAGTTGTAAAAACTGAGTTTGAGCCGTTATTTCCGGCAGCGATAGTGTAATTTGACGAATTATTAGCGGTTCCGCTGGCTCCGCCAGCCCCAATCGTAACAGTGTGTGGTGCAAAAATTTGAACATCTGCAGTAGTGTAAATTAAACCACCTGCACCACCACCACCAGCAGAATTGCCACCCGCGGCTATGCTTCCACCACTACCGCCGCCAGCAACGACCAGCATCGAAATGCTAATGGTTGGCAGGTAAGCCGTATTACCAGCTAAAAAATTAAAATATTTTTGATACTGAGTGATCTCAGAATTTGAAAATTTGGTTATTCCCATCAGGGAACTCCTTACGCTGTGATTTCAGAGCCAAATGCACTAAACGACAGATCAGTGCTGGAAGCATATACGGTCAGCACATCACCAGCATCCATAGTTATGCCTAAAGTTAAAGCGGTTGAATCACTTAGGCCAACAGTAATATCGTATGCCAGGTAATGCTCATTAGAAAGAGTTGCCCCATTAGGCCTGACTGCGAGCCTAAAGGTTCTGTTTACGGCTGAGCGATTACAGATCACGACAGTAGAAATGACAGCTTCAGTTGCAGCTGGGACGGTGTAGAGGGTAGTCGCGGTTGTTGCAGACGGTGATACTTGACCTAGAACCTTGTAATTAGTTGGCATTATTTTCCTTCTTTAACTCTTTATCTTATTGACCTAGGCACCCATTAGTAGGAACCCAGAAAAGCTAGTTGCTGCCGCCGCAGCGTTAACCCATTTCCCAGTAGCGGCATTGTAAACAAGGGCCTGTCCATTTACCGGAGATGCAACATTAAACGCAGTTAGCTCGGCCATAGCGTGAGTGTGAGAACTTGCAGCTTTGCCGTCCAAAGAAGTCTGCAAGTCTGTAACTTCAGAAATTACGTGAGTGTGGCTACTTGGCGGGAACGTGGATGGCTTGTTAAGCACCGCAGACCAGTCAACCGAAGAAGTGCCAGAAGCGTCTGCTACGGAATATGGGAGGGAGCTCCAGGCAGTAGAACCATCGCCGTACTTAGTACGGTTAGTATTGGTCTCCAGACCAACTTCACCAGCGCCAAGCACTGGGTTAGCAGTGGTCCACTGACTTGCAGTACCTCTGCGTAGCTTAATAACGGTTTGTGCTGGCATAGCTTTTATTCTACCTTACTTATTCAGCAATCTGGTATGTACCTGCTATGTGAAAATTATCAGCAGTAGACAGGGTTACGGGCACATTGTGCGTAAATGGGACCTGTCTGCCGTTAGAGGCAGTCGACAGAAGCGTAATGCGGTTCGTCCCTCCCACTATGTGAGCGAGAATCGCATACTCGTCGCCAGTAGAAATGTCATGCAGACATCCATCACTGAAAAGGTAGCTTCGAGCCGCCACGAAAGGCAAATCCATGTAGTACTGACCGTCACCAAAGCTTGTGATGTTATCCATGTCTACGTCGATTGCGAAGTGTAGCAAGTTGCCTACCTTGGTATAGCTTCCTGTGAACATCGGCGTACCACTGAAGGTTGGCTGAGTTATTGACGCACCGCCAGATGGAACAAAGTCAACTGACGATCCTTTTAGATTGCCCAGCTCAATAAAGTGGGAGTCAGTTCCGTCATGACGGTGCGAACCTGGGCTTGCCTGGAAAGCAGCAGGGCCTAGTGTATGATGTATAGCAGTAATGCCACTATCTACATCGGTAATGACTGGCTCAGCTACCTGAGACAGGTCACGCTTCATCGGTTGTATAG